TCTGCGTTCAACAGCGCGTCGAATGCGACTCGCACCAATGGGGGCTCTGCTCAGGCTTTGATTGGCACGTAAGGCGCAGCAGCGCTGCAAGCGCAACAAAGCCGCTGCAAGCGGCACGCAGCGTCGGCCGTAAGGCCGACTCGAGAATAAAAATTTTTTGGAAAAATTTAGGGGCGGTATGGATAAATCGGATTTTATGCGTACCTTTGCCCTCGAAATGAAAATCCACGGGCGTCGCGTCAACCTCTGCATTGGGACTGAGGCCCTGAAACGCGAGGACGTGGTTGGAAAAGGGTGACGTGCCACAGGCCCTCCGTTTTCGCGGCAATGCGAACAATGCGAACTGTTCGCCTCGCAACTGGAATGCGAACAACAGCGCGTCGAATGCGAATCGCAACAATGGGGGCTCTGCAAAGGCTAAAAAAGTTAAAGAGACCGTGGCACGCACCTGCCCGGAAGCGGCGAACATATAAGACCTGAAGGGGTGGCGGCACTCTCAGAAGTGTGACAGGTAAGCGCCCCACGGCTCAGCCTGAGCCGGACTGAGAATTTACTTAAACATTAACCGACATGATGCCAAGGCAAGGTGCATTCTGCACAATGAGGGACGTGGAAGCCGGGGAACTGGCGGCAATGCAAGGACGCGCCACCAGCAGGGCGGCCCAGGAGTGGCTTTCTCAGAAAGCTGCCAACCGAAGTCGTGCCCTGACCGAGGCGTTGTCGCTGTCCAACAGTACGGAGTACCGCCAGCTGGAGAAGACAAATGCCAACGGCAAGGTGAGGCAGATTGACGCGCCTTCGCTGCATACGCTCGTCATACAGCACCTGTGGATGGAGCTGGTGATGCCTTACTACATGAGCATCGAGCCGGGCGTGGCGCGCAACTGCCTGTCAGGGCGTGGTGTGACTGCCGGGCTACGACAGGGCAGCGTACTCAAGGAGGCTAAGCGGCTGTTCTACGACCGCCGTGAGCTGTGCTTCCTGGCCTGCGCCGACCAGCGGCAGTGCTATCAGCGAATCAAGGTGAAGGCCTACCGGCGTGGTATGAAGGAGCTGCGCGACCGCGTACTCAGCGTTATGCCCGCTGAGAAACGCACGGAAGCAATGTCATACTGGCGCTGGCTCATCGACTTCGGCGAGCAGGTGGCCTTCGTTGACGGACGGCTACCCATCGGAACGCCGACGAGTCCGCTGATACACCACATCGCCATGCTGCCCTTCGACCTCTGGCTGAAGGAGCAGTTCCCATGGGCCGTACGCTATGCCGACAATGTGTGGGTGGCCACAGAGACGAAGCAGGAAGCCAACCAGGCCGTTTGGCGCATACGCCAGTTCTGGTGGTTTGTCTACGGTCTGCGCTGCAAGCGGCACATGGACTGCGTGCTCCCAATCGACGAGCAGGGTGCGGACTTGTGCGGCTTCGTGGTGAAGCGGCTGCCCGGCAAGACGGCCACCAGCCACGACAAGGGTGTCACGCTGATGCGGCCGGCCACCCTACACCGGGCGGTGCGCTGCCGAGACGACAAGTCGTGGGCCAGCTATTTCGGACTGATGAAGAACGCCGACTGCTACGGCATCATGCAAAAGACAGAGCAAAGGATGAAACTGACGGAACTGACACAGCGCGTGCGCATCAACCGCGAGATGGATGCAAAGCACATCGACATGAAGGACCTGGAGGGCAAGGTGCACAACGTCTACAAGTATGAGATACGCCGGGGCAAGGAGGGCGACAACTGGATGAAAGCGCTCATCGGAATTCCCGATGTCGACAGTGAGACAGGCAAGGCCACGGGACGCATACGCGCCTACGAGTACCACGGCAACTATCAGGGCATCATACGCTGGCTGCGCGAGCTGGAGGCTTCCGGCATCGACTTCCTCCCCATCGAGGAGGGGCGCATCGTCAACGAGTGCGGGTATATCTATGAGGGTAGCACCAACCAGCTGCAGTTCATCGAGGAGGAACAGTGACTATGACGGGAAAGAGACAGAGCAACAGCTTCATGCTGCAGGCGAAAGCCAGGGACGGCGTCACACCGGTCATCTATAGCTTGCGCTGCTCGGCCACCGAGGTCTACTTCGAGGAAGACGATGAGGGCATCGTAGCCTGCACACCGTCGGTCTATACCCTGCAGGTCTTACGCACCATAGGAAGTCAGAACGAGGTGCTGTCAGCTGCTCCTGCAGGGTATAACGTGATGTTCAAGGAAGGCGACGATGGCGAGTGGACAGACGGACAGCCCTTGGGGACACTGGATGCCGGCAGCGAGCTGCTCGACGGAGGCATCTCACTGATTACCTACGGACTGTTCAAGGGCAGCCAGCTCCTGCAGGAGGTGAAGGTGCTGGCCAAGTGGAAGGTCCCGGGAGAGAAGGGCGACGCCACGCCTTCCTACGAGATCCGCTCGACAGTGGATGCGGTGACGATTGCTTCCGGCGACGCATCCGCCACACTGACATGCTCGGTGGGATTTTGGGAAAAAGAGGGCAAGAATGCCGCCACGGCCTACGAGTGCTACTGGGCGCTGTTCAGGCGCAAAGGCACTACGTACAGACGTATCAACTACGGCACATCCAAGGTGCCTACGACACAGTTCTCCAACATCTCTACATTCTACAACAATATATCATGGGACGCCTTCGTGGTGTTTATCTCTGACAGTATGCTAAGCGCCAACTCTGTACCGGAAAGCTACCTGGCCAAGAAAGAGATTTCCATCAACAAACACGGAAACCCTGGTGACACAGGTCCCGGCGGCGAGGTCTATTCCATCATGTCGGGACTAGGAAGCATCACCATCGGCAGCAACACCACATCGGGTACGTTCACCGCCACAGTCAGCTTCTATAAGAAAGTTGGCAACGCAGCAAGGACGGCATACGCCTGCTTCTGCAGCGTGTTCAGGAAGAAAGGCAGCACCTATACTTATATCGGCAACAACGGCAGCAGCAAGGCTTCGAACTGGTATGCCGAGGGGCTTCCCGTCGTCGCCAGTACTTGCGACGCCTTGGTGTTCTGCATCTACGACAGTATGTCAAGCAGCCATAGCGGCTATCTGGCTGAACTGGAGATACCCGTCTACAAACAGGGCGACACCGGCCCTTCATATTGGCCGAGCGGCAGCTACGACCCGCTCGTGACATACAGGAAGATAGGAAACCGGACACCGCTGGTCTTCATGGAGGACGAGAGCATGACCGTGTGGAACGAGTATGCGCAGGCTTACGGAGACTACTGGTACCTGACGGCTGACACCAACGTCGTGAACGGCACGCACTACAAGCCGCAGGATGGCAGCAGCTACTGGGCAAAGGCCGAGAACTACGGCGTGCTGATGGTGGGGGCGCAGTTCGCGCGGTTTGCCAAGAACGGCGCGGGCGTGATGGCCGGCGACTACTTCTACTCGGCCAACGGACGCATCGATGGCGTGGAGCGCGTCGACGGGCAGGGCGCCGACGGCAACGCCGTGAGCGCCAGCAACCCGCCGGCATACACGCGATTCATGGGTGACCCAACGACACAGAACGGTTATCTCAACAGGGTCGACCTGCAAGGCCCCGTGAATGGAGACAGGGCACAGTTGGCCACCGTCTATGTACAGAGGGGTGTGACGCTGAATGTCAAAATCAAGGGAAAAACCTATTACGACGGCACAAGTTCAAAATATGGCTACTTTTGTATTTACAAGGGTAGCGTCGCGATGACCTCCTGGGTGTACATATACAGGATACAGCGAGAAGTGAAGCTGCACTTCACGCCCAGCGAGACCGGTGAATACACGATAGAATATTATGGAATGGACACAGCAACAAAGGCCACATTCTTCCTCCGATGGGAACTGTCCGGCCATTTCTATCCCAACTGGTGGGTAGACTTGAAGACGGGCAAGATGCATGGCGCAAAGGACAACTTCATCATCGACGGCGACAGCAACGTGAAGGTGAACGGCGCGATGATGACGCACAAGGTGAAGCTGCAGACCAAGTACAGCAAGTGGGTGACCTATCCCGACCATGCCGCCTACGAGAGTGACTACTGGAACGCTGACGGAGACGTCTATCTGTATGAGCCGGAGAGCGACGGCCTGCCGGTGAGGGTGTACGCTGACCCGGACGCCATCTACTACGGACTGCGCAGCTGCAGGCTGAAATTCGACCAGGTGTATGTCGGCGTCGAGGGTGCGGCTGGCAGACGCGTGGTCATCTACCTGCCGCCGCCACACCTGTTCATAGGCCAGCGGATCGCCATCACCAACAACTCCATAGACTTCCCCACAGGTTCTGACCTCGCCGGCGTGTTCCTGCAGATGGACTATATGTTCTATACCAGGACGGACTACACGGAAGGCATCTGCCTGACAGGGCAGGAGGCTTATTTCGAGGATGACGGCACCGGAGAGCAGGACGGCAACGGCAAGAACGGCAAGCCATATATCGTGGGTGTGCCGGAGCGGGACGGCGCTGGCCCCATCCCAGCCTGCGGCATCTGGATAGGCGAAAACATACAGGCCATCAACGGTGTGTTCTTCATCTCCAACCTCATCGACGAAATGAACATCGAGGCGTATGAGTGGATGGAACTGACTGCCGTCAGGGGATACCTGGCCGAGAAATATGAGGGCACCAGCTACTGGGAGGACACGATGAACTATAACGCCTACTGGATGCTTACACGCTGGGAGAAGAAAAAATGACAAGCTCTTGTTCTACCTGCAATACAGGCCGCCATTTCCATTGACGGCCTGTATTTTCATTGAATGGAAGGAAATCATATCTTTGCGGAAAATTCACAAAGATTATGAAGCAAAATACAAAAGACTGGATTCAGTACTCGATGGCCTCGCTGCTCATTGTGTCGGCAGCGGCCATGGGCTTCGTCTCGCTGCTACTGACGATGGGAGATAGGCACCGGCCCGCTGGCCTACATCGCCGAGACACTGTCGGCGGCACTGGCCATCCAGCGCCATGCCATCAACGGCGACTATGCCGAGAATGCCCAGGAGTATGAGGAATACAACACCTGGTGCCAGTATGCCGTAGCCACCGCCAAGAGGTGGGTGTTGGGGTGACCTCGTCCTCTTCTATTTTTGCACTGCCACGTCGCCCATCAGCGGCATGGCAGTGTATTTTTATGCCTGCACGTTTCTGTTTACTTTTGCACTGTCTAAAATATTAAAGTTATGATTGAGCAAGTTAAAAACGTGATTGTCGGCATATTCATGGCTGTGCTGGCTTATCTGAAGCCCATCGAGGAAGAGCTGTGGAGCCTGTTCCTCATCTTCTTCCTCAACTTTGTCTTCGGCTATCTCTCGGGCATGATTGCCAAGGGCGAGGACTTCTCGCTGAAAAAAGCCTTCCGTTGCATCGGCGAGGCCACTGTGTTCTTCATCCTCTGCACGGCCATCTATGCCATCGGGCGACTAAAAGGTGAACTGGTGGGTGCGCTGCAGTGTGTGAGCTTCATTACCTACACCATCATCTACTTCTACTCCACCAACGTGCTGAAGAACCTGAAGCAGATCTTCCGCGAGGGGACAGCACCGTGGAGCGTGGTGTCGTTCATCTACTACGTCATGCGGTTCAAGTTCATCGAGCGCATTCCGTTCCTGGCCGACTACATGAATATCAAAGGGAGAAATGTCGATGGAGAAAGATGAAATTACTGTGGCATTGGGGACTGCCCATGAGGAATTTACACCAGGCAAAGGTTCTCCAGATGGCCGATTCCGTGAACCTCGCTATTCACGCGAAGTCCTTTTGGAGGTAGATGCCATCTTGAAGAGCTATGGCATACGCTCTTTCATAGACTATCTGCCGATGGAGCCACGAAAGGAGTGGCGCAGCACAGACTGGCACAAAGAACAAGAACGTGAACTGGCATGGCGGGTAAACTTCGTGAACAGCTTGTGCCAGAGATACGGCACGAAAAACGTCATCTACGTGTCACTGCACAACGATGCTGCCGGGGCCGACGGGAAATGGCACACTGCTGGAGGCTTTTCTGTATGGACGTCAAAAGGTACGACCAGGAGTGACCAGCTGGCAGAGTGCATCTACGATGCTGCCGAGCAGAACCTGGCCGGATATAAGGCCACGTTTGCCGAACTGAAGAGAAAAGGGCGTTATGGCGAGAAGCAGCAGCCCATCCGAATGGATCGCAGCGACGGAGACCGAGACTGGGAGGCTGGATATTTTGTCTTACGCAAGACATCTTGCCCTGCTGTGCTGATCGAAGCGATGTTCCAGGACAATAAGCACGACGTGGCCTTCCTGCTCAGCGACGAGGGCAGGCAGGCCATCACAAGAACCATCGTTGAAGGTATCAACAAATTTATTGAATCGTTATGAAAAAAGATCTTATCATTATCTATGCAGTACCGTTTGCCGTTATCTCAATGTTTTTCGCTTTTCACTACCGCAGCCAAGTCGTAAAACTCAAAGATGATGTTGCTCGTATGGGTGTGGAACTGGCACAAGCTCAGATTCCACTACAGCGTGACACCATCCACGACTCTATCGAGGTGGTGACACAGACCGTTGTGGAGGTGGTGCCGAAGAAAATGAAAGAGGCCTTGGCCGCCGACCGACAGTTCATCAAGGAACTGCAACTGAAAATCCAGCAGCTGGAGGCCATGCAGACCACTACACTCGAGACCAGCGACACGATTCCGGCGCAGTACCAGCCACGCGACAGCTGCTTCTACTACAGCGACCAGTGGGCCGACCTCTCTCTGCAGCTCAAGGACACCACCTTCTACTACAATATCCGCGACTCGCTGGCGACCGTTGTCTACCGTGAGTACCGCCACCACTTCCTCTGGTGGAAGTGGGGCACGAAGGGATACCGGGTGAAGATCGTGAACTTCAACCCTCATGCGCGAGTGACATATAATAAGTATATTAAGGCTGAAAGGTAGACTTTTCAGCCTCTTTTTATGCTCATAAGTGTTAAAAGTTTAAGACGGTTGCAAAAAAGTTACTGAAAGATTTGGCGGTTAATAACTTTTTTGTTACCTTTGCATCGTCAGAAATGACAAAGTGATCTAAAATGTATTGAGACATGAAGTACAACGAGTTGTACAGGAAGTTAAGGAAAGCAGGATGCTTCCTACTTCATCATGGTGCCGGCCACGATAAGTGGATGAATCCCGGAAACGGCAAATCCACTTGGGTTGGAAGGCATGGAACGGAAGAAGTGCCAATAGGCACTTTGAAGACTATCTATCAGGAACTCGGGCTTTAGGCCCGTGTTCCTCTTCCGTAAAATTCGAGATACTTTGACGATCACTTTTTAATGGAATATGAGTATGGCAAAGAAAATACAAGTAATCGTAGAGACTGGCAAGAATATGTTCGCTTGCTTCATGGTGGGTGCGCACGATGGTCTCACTGGCCTTCATGGCGACGGAAAGACTGCCCGCAAGGCCATCAGCAACTTTTACGAATGCTATGAGGAGGAAAAACAATTCTGCCAAACTGAAGGCAAGGAGGCTCCAGAACTTGAATTTGAATTCATCTTCGATATCGGGGCGTTCTTCAGCTACTACCTTATCAATGTGTCTGCCTTTGCCGAATATGCCGGCATGAACGCCTCACTACTCAGACAGTATGCTTGCGGCCTTAAATCACCGACAAAGGCTACTATTGACAAAATTAGGGCGGCCGTAGATAATTATAGAAAGGATATTGCTGCTGGTCTTCTGATAGATAGGCCAGTTCCACAATACATTTAAGATCACTCAAATCCCCCCTGTGCGGGAGCATCGGGGGATTTTTCCAATGAAACAAAAGAAAGGAACCAAGATATGATGTTACCAATAGACCCCATAGCAATCGCAGTGTTCGTGATAGGTGTGTTCATCTATTTCGCGTTGAAAGGCAGCGGTTCCGCTAAGAAGGGAACGATGTCCAATGAGGAATTCTCGGAATGGTTCCGGAAGAAGGAACTGGAACGCTCGCCTGAGAATATCCGCTATCAGAAGTGGCTCTACGAGCACAGACCGGAATAATCGTATTTTTACTTTGCCGTAACGGGTGCTATCTTTGCATAAAACAAAGTTAGCACCCGTTACTATTATGGCTACAACAGAGAGATATACAACCGTCATTGAGCTCAATTCGGAGCAGGCGAAGCGCAATCTGGACGAACTGCGCCGCAAGGTGGAATCATGGAAGAGCGACCTGGCAGAGGCTCGCGAGAAGAAGATGGGGCGCAGTTTCATTGCCGCCATCAGGAAGGAGCTGAAGGATGCCGAGAAGGAACTGAAGAAGTACGACAGCGAGGTGGCTCGCACTATCGACACGATGAACAATCTCCAGTCGGCATCGGTCGACCGCATTGAGGATGCTCAGAAGAACCTAAAGAGGTTGGCTTCTGAGGTGCCTCACGACAGCCCTTTCTTTCAGCAGTTGAACGACCAGCTGGACATGGTAACACAGGAACTGGAAAATATCAAGGCTACCAAGGCTTTCGAGCAGTTGCAGTTGGAGGCTGCAGGTGCCACGAAATCGGCTGAGCAGCTTCAGGCTGAATTGAAATTCATCAGTCAGACAGCAGACAATGCACAGACGGCTTCTGTCAGGCAGTTGCGACTCGCGGAAAAAACGGCCCTGAATATTAAGGAGTCCAGCCAAAAGGGTTCTTCTGAATGGAATGAGGCTAATGCGCATCTGGAACAGATACGCAACAGATTGAACGCTATCGAGCAGGAGGAACGCAAGGTGGTGACTGTCATCGACCGTTACAATAGCGAACTTGAGCAGGCCGGAAAAATGGCTGAACAGGTGAAGAGCGAGACGGAACTTGTTGACCGCACACTGGGCAAACTGAATACTGCCAGTGTCCGTGATATCGAGTATTCTATCAAGATACTGAATGAAGAAATCAGAAACACGGAACGCTCTGGTGGTGATGTGGAGAAACTGACCGAGAGGCTGAAACTTCTCAATACCGAGCTGAAGAAAGTGCAGGACATGCAGAAGCCGGACGAGAAGAAAGGCAACATCTTCTCGCGCTCAATGAACTTCCTAAACAAAAACTGGGGAGCCATCACACAGGTTATTGGTGCTTACTCCGGCATCCGTGATGTTGTGAAGGGCAGCGTGGATGCATTCGCTGAGATGGACCAGGAGATGAATAATGTACGGAAGTACACAGGGCAGACCATCGAGGAGGTGCAACGTATGAACGAGGAGTTCAAACAAATGGACACTCGCACACCGCGTGAGCAGCTGAACCAGTTGGCAGGCTCTGCCGGACGGCTGGGCATCACGGGCAAGCAGGATATCATGGATTTCGTCTACGCTGCCGACCAGATTAACCTCGCCTTGGGTGATGACCTTGGCAAAGGTGCTGTTGATCAGATTGGTAAACTGGCCATGGCCTTCGGCGAGGATGACTCAATGGGACTGCGCAATGCCATGCTTTCTACCGGTTCTGCTGTTAACGAACTGGCACAGCACTCTGCTGCCAATGCAGGCTATCTGGTTGACTTCACTGCCCGACTTTCTGGCGTGGGTGTACAGGCAGGTATGACACAGGCAGAGATCCTGGGACTCGGTGCAGCTATGGATGAAAATATGCAAAAGGATGAAATGGCAGCCACCGCTCTCTCGCAGATTATCACCAAGATGACCACCGACAGCGAAACCTTTGCACGTATAGCTGGAAAGAACGTCGAGGAGTTTGCTCAGTTGGTGAAGACTGACATGAACCAGGCGCTTTTGCAGTTCTTTGAGTCGATGAACAAAAAGGGCGGCTTCGCTGACCTGGCTCCCTTGTTCGAGCAGATGGGACTCGACGGTACACGCGCCATCGGGGTGCTCTCCACGCTGGCCGCGAAGATTGAGGACGTAAAGAAGCATCAGCAGCTGGCCACAAAAGCGTATCAGGAGCATACGAGTGTGGAGGGTGAAGCTGCCGTGCAGAATGGCACTTATCAGGCTCAGCTCGAAAAAGCGCGTAAGGCTTTTGCCGACCTGCGTATTGAGTTGGGCGAGAAGCTGCTGCCGGTGGCAAGTGCTGCCATCAGCACGACAAGCCTGATGGTAAGAGTGTTGTCGGCCATTACGTCTTTTGTCCTTGAAAACAAAGGTGCTATCATTGGACTTACAGCCACTATTGGCGCATATATTGTCGCACAAAAGCTCTCATGGCTCTGGTCGCAGCGAACAGTCGCTATTGCCAAGGTAAAAACAGTATGGCATGCCATTGAGGACCGCTGGCTCATGGCATCTATCATCAAGCACAGAGTATTGAAAGGTGAGATAACAGCCACGGCTGGAGCTCAGCAGCTGTTGAATACTGTGATGAAGATGAACCCCTTTGGTGCCGTCGCTGCCGCACTCACGGCGCTCATAGCACTTTACATCAGCTGGGCAACATCTTCTGACGAGGCAACAGAATCACAACGAAGGCTCAAGGAGATTGAGGAAGAGGCAAACAGAAACCGCCCCAAGGAGATTGACCAGATTGCCAGGCTGAAGAAAACAATTGAAGACGCCAACGTCTCTATCGACAACAGAAGGAAGGCCATCGAGGAACTGCAGCAGATTGTACCGGGTTATCATGCCAGCCTCACGAATGAGGGAAAGCTGATAGGGCATAATGCACAACTGTTGAACAACTACACGGAACAGTTGAAAAACACGGCAAGAATCCAGGCTGCAACATCTAAGCTTCCGGCTGCAGAGGAAGCCAGGGACAAGTGGTTCAATGAGGCTCCTGAGAATTTTCAGAATGCCTGGTTTAACGAGCGACTGGGTATGAGCGAGACAGATGCCATGCGTGAGGCCTCTGTCAGTCCAGCCGGATATAGGGCATGGAAAGCAAAGTTCAAGGAGTTGGAGAGTGCTGTAACTCAGTATAACGGTATCATTGACCGTCTGACTGAGGCTAACCAGAAACTGGCCGATGCCTTGGGAAATATTGACAAGACTGTCAGCGAAGGCAACACCCAAGAGTTTGATACACGCAAGTTCTGGGAAAAAGAGCTGGAACTGCGAAGGTCGAAACTCAACAAGCTAAGGGCGGATGCCAATGCTACAAGGGCTGAGATCGAGAAGGCTAAGGAGGCTGTAGACGACGCGCAGAAGGCTGTCGATGCTTTTACAGGTCATAAAGAGCATACTCGCGAGGAACGTGCCGAGGACAAAGCCCGCCGCGAGCGGGAGCGCAAGGCCAACGATGCCGCCAAAGCAGAGACAGAACAGCAGCTGGCCGAACTGACTCACCGCTATGCGATGGGTAAGATTCTCTACTGCGACTACATCGACGAGCAGGAGCGCATACAGCTCGAAGGCATCGAGCGTCGCATGCTCATCTACCGCACCGAGAGTCTGGAGTACCAGAAGCTCAACCGGCAGCGCGAGGAACTCCTCCTGAATGGTTCTGAAGAATCGCAGAAACTGACGCTTGCTAACATGCGTCAGCAGCATCAGGAGCGACTGTCGGCTATTGAGGCACAGGCATGGCGCGAGAACATGACCGAGCAGCAGAAGAACGACATGATCTTCCGCGAGGATATGCGCTTCCTCGACGAGCAGCGCATCCTCTACCGGCAGGGCACGCTGGAGCGCATCAACCTGGAACGTGAGATTTCTGAGCGCGACGAGCAGTACCGGCTGCAGCGTGAACAGTACTATCAGCAGCAGCTGCAGCAGGTGCGCGAGCAGTATCTTAACCAGGCTGACGGCCGGGTGATGGATTTGGCCCTGAAGAACCTTGACGACCTGCACGCCCAGGGACTGCTGAAGGAACAGGAGTACCAGGAGGCTCTGCTGGCCATCAAGGCGCAGTATGCCAACTATGAGACTAACAGTGAGCGTGACCAGCGCGTGGGTACCAATGCCCTGACGGTGGCTCAGAATACCGCCAAGCAGAAACTCGACAGCGAGGGTTCGTCGTCTGCCAGCCTCCCTATCGTGGGTGATATCATGCTCTACCAGTCCACTATGGAACAGCTGAAGCAGATGTACCAGAATGATGAGATAACCCATGCCCAGTATCTTGCCGCCAAACAGCAGGCTACGGCACAGTTCTGTGCCTCACTGGCATCACAGATGCAGACAGCCTATAACTCCGTCAATCAGGTACTCTCTGCGGCCAGCAACTATTTCTCTGCCCAGCAGGAATACGAGACCGCACAGGTGCAGAAGAAATATGAGAAACAGATCGAGGCTGCGGGCAACAATCAGCGGAAGGTGAAGAAACTCCAGGAGAAACAGCAGAAAGAGGAAGCGGCCATCAAGACCAAGTATGCCAAGCGTGCCGCCGCCATACAGATGGCGCAGGCCGTGGCTCAGACCGCTATCTCGGCCATCAATGCCTACTCATCGGCTGCTGCCATTCCTGTAGTCGGTCATGTCATGGCTCCTATTGCAGCTGCCATGGCCATCGCTGCCGGCATGCTCCAGATAGCCACCATCAAGAAGCAACAGCAGGCGCAGCAGGCAGGCTACTACGAGGGTGGTTTCACTGGAGGCCGTCAGTACCGGCGCGAGGCGGGCGTGGTGCATGAGGGTGAGTTCGTGGCCAATCATCAGGCGGTGAACAATCCCGCCGTCCTGCCCTTCCTTAATTTCCTCGACCAGGCGCAGCGCAACAATACCGTTGGCTCCCTCTCGATGCAGGACGTATCGCGCTCCATGGGCGCGGGTGGCTCGACGCAGTTGGTTACGCCCATCGTCAACGTGCAGACCGACAATGAACAACTGAATGGGACGCTGCAGCTCGTCAACGAGTCCATCGGCGTATTGAACCAGCAGCTGCTCGACGGCATCAATGCAACTGTTGTCATCGACGGCCCAAACGGATTTGACCGTCAATATAAGAGATATCTGAAAATGAACAACCGCGTATGATTTACTGTGTTTTGGATGGTGACAGGGTGTATCCTTCCCTGTCGCAGAATATCAAGATTACCCGCGAGAATCCGGATCTGAAGGATAAGGGCTCGTACACGCTCGACGTGACATTCCCCATGAGTATCTATGAGAACCAGGTGAAGTTCCGCCATCTGAACCGCATCGACGTTAGCCTGCAGAAAAACGACTACAAGAGTGCCACGCTGTATGTAGACCACCTGGCCATCATCAGCGGCATAGGGGTGGTGACCAGCGTGAGCAACAAAGAGGTGAAGCTGCAGATTATGAATGCAAACAGCGAGTTCAAGTATGTCAGCGGATTCGACAAAAGGTATATCGATGATATGTATAAGTGGTGGAACAGTCCTGGATTGCTTGGAGGAAAGTATCTTCCTGGCAATCCCCCTGTCATATCGGGTACGAGTTTCTTTTCTCTGTTCTGGCCGACGATGATTGACTATGACAAGGCCGTTGAGTCGCAGCGTCACGTCGGCGATGCTTCAATAGGCATCTATACACCGATATATGACGAGACAAACGACCGTATCATCAACGAGATTGCCGTGAGTGGCAGCAAACTGATCATGATTCACCAGCAGTGTCAACCCAATCTGTTATATATGATGAAAAGTGTTTTAGCAACTATGGGATATACTGCTGACCTGTCCGCTATTGACGTTTTCCCCTGGAACAAAGTTTATATTGTCAATACCGGCTGTGTGCTGCCACACTGGACGGTGGAGCGGTTCATTACGGAGTTTAAGGCATTCTTCGGTCTTTCGGTTCGTTTTGAAGGAAATAAGGCTGTATTTGGCCGTATCAACTACGACGCAGAGGCGGTGAGCTACGAGTGTCTGGATGAATTCACCTCTGAATACGATGACGATGGCATCCGGAGCAACAGTACGAGTAACCTCAGATATAACCTCTATGACTCGCCGGAGAAAACTTTCTATACGGAGATTCCTGATGATATACTGAACTCGTTTACCGTCAGAGAATATGCGTCTGAAAGTGCCATGTACAATGCTTTCCCGTCACTCACGGACACGGAAAAAGCACAGTCGATATTCTCTACTCCTACTGGATATTTCTATGCCAGAACAGACAGTGTAACTGCGGCTGGTGCGCAATACACGCTCGTCAGGGCTGGACAGTTTAACAGACTGGTCAGAGACAAAGACAATGATGATGCCGAGGAACTTTCTGTCGTGCCAGTTACCATGGCACGCATCGATACGAAATTCAGACGGCTGACTGTCGATGCAGACAGCAGCGGACTATGGCCGACCGGCGATTTTCGGGTGGATGATGAGCAGAACCTTTCTGTCATTATTCCAACGGCAGAAAGTGAAGATGCTACGGACAACCAGTATTCCACAGTGCAGCAGGCGCTTGAGCTGGGCGATTCTGTCGATGTCTCCACACGCTCAGAGTCTGAACGTATGGAGGTGTTCTTCCTCGGTACCGGAACCAAGAGTTTTACCGCTCTTGAAAAGACGGTCACGATGGCCACCGTCGGTACTGACCATACGATTGACAGCGACTTTAAGGATAAAGTGTCCTTCGCGCTGTCTAAAGTTCCTGATGGCACTGTATATGCCGGCCAGTTCCATACGGGCAGCAGCCGTATCGATGGCAAGAACCAGCGGTGCATCAAGTTCCTGTGTGATGAGATACCCGACCCGACGCGCATCTATATCTTCCACAACAAGCGCTATGTCTGTGAGAAGATAGAGATACAGGTTACAGAGAAAGGCATCGACCAGGTGAAGACCGGCTACTTCTACGAGATTGTTTCATAGATCGCCGTCCCAGTCTCTTAGTTCGACGTGGGCCGTGTGCTTCACTTTTGCATAGCGATTGGTGGTGGCGGCATCGGCATGACGTGCCTGATCGCGGGCTGTCAGCAGGCCGTATTTGTCAATATTCTCGCTGATACCAGTGTCCTTCAGCGAGTAGAACTGGTAACTGTCCGGCCATCCCAGGGCCTTTCGCATCTTCGCCCACTCTTGCCGGAAACGGTTCACAGCCACCTGTTCGGTTGATGGCCTCAGGTCAGGGCCAAAGATGTAATACTGAGAAGGTGAATTGAAGATACCGAGGTCTATCATCAGCTTCAGCACCTTCTTCGGTACCGTCACCTCCTGTCGCTTGCGGTTCTTGGCGAACTTGCCGGGCAGGGTGACGATGCAATTCTGAATGTCGATGTACCCTATTTTCAGAAATCGCATTTCGTCTGGACGAATATTCACATAATATTCGATGTAACAGGCAAGTAGAAAATGCGGATTCTGGGACGTTAGATGTTCACGTATGGCCGACAGAGCGGCCTTTGTCAGCGGTTCGCGCTTCTTTTCCTCCTCGCGCATCTGCTTGATATCGGCCACCGGGTTGCTATCTTTGCTGATATAGTCCTTGTCTATCAGCCAGGAGGCAAACGTGGAAAGCCACGTGCGATAACCGTTGCGCGTCACCGCAGACACATCCTTGTCGAAATAGAGATAGTCCAGGAACTCGACACACAGCTGACGGTCGAACTCATATATATAAGTAAGGTGTGTGTCTGTCTCGTCCAGGAACTGCTCAAAGTTCTTGATTCTGCTCTGATAGTCGTAGACGGTTTTGTCTTTCAGCAGTCCCTTCCGGCCTGCCGCCAGTAGATATTCCTTATATCGTGGTAGTACAGTATCCCACTTCGTAAACTCTCGTGTGGTTCGGGCTTTTACGAACGGATTCCATCCGTTCTGCACCTCATCCACTATCCACAGAATTTTCTGTTTTGCCATCTCCTTTCGCGCCTTGGCTGTCTTGTACCTGCTGAGCATGTACTTCTTCCGGCGCATCTGGTTTGATGCAGGGTCAAGAATATAGAAATCGACGTACCACCGCTTCGCCTTGTGAAGCGTGGGGTAGGTCCAGGGATATATTACTTTTCTATTCGAAGTTAGAGTTTTTTCGTGCGAACACATTTTTTTAACGTTGTTTCCGTAGTAGCAACGTCACTCAAACATGTCTCATAAATTCCCGATTTCGTCCCACTTAGAAACGAAAGACTGGGCAACTTGCTTGTTTTAAGCTTGTTACCCAGTCGCAGTTGCGGAGGCAGGACTCGAACATGCGACCTCCAGGTTATGAGCCTGGCGAGCTACCAACTGCTCCACTCCGCGATCATTTTCTTCTAAGCGGGTGCAAAGGTACTGCTTTTTTCTGAGATATGCAAATTTTATTGTATCTTTTTTCACTTTCAGCAATTTTTTGCCCTAAACGCTTGGCCGTTTGAAAGAAAAACGCTAATTTTGCACACGATACATGCAGTGTGCAAGAAGGTTGCCCGCACAAGAACAGAGAGAGAAAGCAAAAACAGAATAGTAAATCCGTAAATCGTAAATCACCCAAGATGTCAATATCGAAGACCCGGCAGCTGCTCGTTGACGTGGCACGGCAGCTCTTTGCCAAGAACGGGTTAGAGAACACCACGATGAACGACATTGCCCAGGCCTCAGGCAAGGGGCGGCGCACGCTGTACACCTACTTCAAGTCGAAGGACGACATCTACTACGCCGTCATCGAGACCGAGCTGGAACGCCTCAGCGACAAGCTCGACGAGGTGGCAGCCCGGAAAATCAGCCCCCAGGAGAAGGTCATAGAGCTCATATACACACACCTGAGCATGATACGCGAGACGGTGGTGCGCAACGGCAACCTGCGCGCCGAGTTCTTCCGCAACATCTGGATGGTGGAGAAGGTGCGCAAGCACTTCGACCTGGCCGAGGTGGAGCTCTTCCGAAAGGTCTTCGCAGAGGGAAAGGAGGACGGAGAGTTCGACATAGAGAACGTGAACCTGGTGGCCGACATCACCCACTACTGCATCAAGGGCCTCGAGGTGCCATACATCTACGGACGCATAGCCCACGGCATGCGCGAGGAGGACACCAAGCCGCAGGTGGCCAAGTTCGTCTACGGCGCGCTGGGGAAACATAAGCTGTAGTGCTGAGACTTTAGTCTTCAGACTTTAGGTCTTCATCATTGCGAACCAATATTAAACTGATATATTATAACAGAAAGAAAATGGGATTATTACAAGGAAAGACTGCGCTCATCACGGGTGCAGCACGCGGTATCGGAAAGGCTATCGCGCTGAAGTTTGCCGAGGAGGGATGCAACGTGGCGTTCACCGACCTCGCCGTTAACGAAGAGACCGAGCAGGAGATTGCCGCCAAGGGCGTGAAGGCTAAGAGCTACGCCTCGAATGCCGCCGACTTCCAGCAGACGGAAGAGGTGGTGAAGCAGGTGAAGGAGGAGTTCGGTTCCATCGACATCCTGGTGAACAACGCCGGCATTACCAAGGACGGACTGATGCTGCGCATGACCGAGCAGCAGTGGGACGCCGTCATCAGCGTCAACCTGAAGTCGGCCTTCAACTTCATCCATGCCTGCGTGCCCGTCATGATGCGTCAGCGCGGCGGCAGCATCATCAACATGGCCAGCGTCGTGGGTGTGCACGGCAATGCCGGACAGGCCAACTATGCCGCCTCGAAGGCCGGACTCATTGCCCTGGCCAAGAGCATCGGCGCCGAGATGGGCCCGAAGGGCATACGTGCCAACGCCATCGCCCCCGGATTCATCGACACCGCCATGACGCAGGCCCTCAGCGAGGAGGTGCGCCGCGAGTGGTGCCAGAAGATTCCCCTGCGCCGTGGTGGCACCGTCGAAGACATCGCCAACTGCGCCACGTTCCTGGCCAGCGACATGTCGAGCTACATCAACGGACAGGTCATACAGGTCGACGGCGGCATGAACATGTAGCCCGGTGCCGCATACTGGCGACCCCGGTGCCTTCGTGCGCATGCGCGCGATAACGCGCGCGCGAGGATAAACACGCAGCACTCCCTACACCGACATTTTGAATAATACCTCGTTTTTTTGAATACCGAGCGTAGTGTCAGACATCGCATCATTCTGATAATGAGAGGTGTATGAAACGCATGTCTCATCGCGAATGAGACATACAGAAAAGTGCTACATAGAAAAATGGAGGCTCCGCAGAAACGTCCCAGGCCCTGGGACGTTTCTGCGGAGCCCGCATTTTTTCACGAGCGGCCCGCTCATGAAAAAAAGCGGCCCGCTCATGAAAAAAAGCGGGCCGCTCGTGAAAAAAAGCGGCCCGCTTTTTCAGCAAAACAACTTGTTTTGCCAACTCATCACCCATCACCCATCACTTCTGTCAGGTGTAGGGAGTGTAGCGTGTATGTC